CTCCCTTTCCCAGGGTGATAGTTGCGGTGCCTATCCGTAGGATTTATCTCTCGCATTGCGGGTTTGAAGGCTGGGTCTACCTTCGGGGGATAAATTGTAACTTCCAGCAATTAGGCATGGGTTCTAGTACGGCGGCGGAAGCCAATTGGTATGGGTTTGATATTGGTGAGGACGGTGAGGTGTTGCCTCCCGCCCCCCATTTAGACCTGATGCGGTTGGCGCAACTGGATCATAGGGATGATGTTGGTAAGGTTTCCGAGGAATTGTCCGTGGTGGAGGTCGTTACTCTCCTCGATGGGTTTTATGATGGACGCCAGGTGAAGCCCTTGGCACCACCCACATGTGTGATTACGAAGTGGGGGTTTGAATGGCTGCGTACCACTTTATTTGGCCATTTGAGGGTTGAGGATTTGGCCACAACCACTTTACGGGATTTGGATGTTGAGGCAAATGACCCGTTGGATTATGTCGAGACCCATACCCACACCTTTTCTAAGGATGTTGTGGTCCAGGGAGAGAGAGTCAAGATGGAGTCTATTGAGAAGGTTAAGAAGGTGATCAGGAAAGGAAAGCGCACCAATTTTGCATCTTGCATCGCCCATTTGGCGTATAATAAATTTGGTGCACGACCAATGACTGAGGCTAATGTCCTGGTCACCAGACGATGGCTCCAAAAACTCTTGGACGAGCCGGAATATAAGGACTTGCGAATAGTCGATCGCAATATAGCCATAGATCGCGCACTGTTTTTGTCATTTGTTCCTACTGAGGCTTTTAGAACTATGAAAGTTGTTACTGCCAGTAGGGCATGGCAGAAACGGGTTGATCCCAAGGGTGTACTAGGAGGCATCTTTGGGAAGGCATTTATGCTGATCCGGGACGAAGTCCCGGACGGCATTCAAATGCAATAGGGGTGCCCAACACTCTCCACGGGTCAGGGATGTGGCTTTCCAGAAAGTTTATCCGAATTTTCCGGCCATCGTCAGATGTCCGTAAATTTTGGTACTAGGAAGGAACCTGACCGCTTGACGTGGAAAAGAGTGGTGGGTGCCCCTAAGGAGCGACGCTACGTAAGAGTGGCTGGCGTCGCCCCTGAGACAGAAATTGTGCCATTCACACATGACCTCGTTACTTTGTTACGCGCTGTTACGGAACGTGTGTTTTTGGTCAAGGACGGGAGTGGCTTTAGTGCCCCCCCGAGGCCGAAGCCTGGTGTCTTTTCTAGCCGCTTAAGTGTGGTTAGGCAGATGTTGGTTGCCAAACTCTTTAAGACCGCCCCGGAATCGCATCAACAGTTTGTTGATGGGTATAGGGGCCGCAAGAGACAGAGGTACCAGCAGGCTCTGGAGGACATACGTGCGGGGCGTGGTTCACTGGAGAAGGACTCAACCGTGAGCGCGTTTATTAAGTACGAGAAGACCGACCGGACTAGTAAGTCGGACCCCGTTCCTAGAGTTATATCGCCTAGAGACCCAAAATATAATATTTGGGTTGGTAGGTATTTGGGTCCACTTGAGAAGAGGTTACTGCACAAAATTGGAAAATTGTTTCACCCTACTGTACCCACTGTTATTAAAGGCATGAATGCTGCGAAGTCTGCAGATGTTTTACGTGCGAAGTGGGATATGTTCTATGACCCAATCGCTGTCGGACTTGATGCCTCGCGGTTTGACCAGCATGTCTCAATAGATGCGTTAAGATGGGAGCACGGGATTTATCTTGAGTGTTCCCAGAAGAAAAGCATAGGAGGCGGCTGGCCAGGCTGCTGGAGAAGCAGTTGATCAACCATGGTGTTGGCTACACTCCTGATGGTAGAGTTAAGTATACTGTCACTGGAACCAGGATGAGTGGTGACATGAACACGTCTATGGGCAATTGTTTGCTTATGTGTGCCATGTTCAAGGCTTATTTGCTGGATATTGGGGTTAACGCCCAGTTGGCCAACAATGGTGATGACTGCGTTGCTTTTATGGAGAGACGTGATATGGGTAAATTCATGGATGGAATCAGAGAATGGTTCCTACAGGTAGGGTTTAACATGATGGTTGAGGACCCAGTTGATGAATTTGACAAGATTGAATTTTGCCAAACGCATCCCATTTATGATGGTGTCAGCTGGGTTATGTGCAGAAATCCTCATACAGCGTTAGCCAAGGATGCGGCCATGCTGCACAACTGGGGGTCCCCAGGGTTGTGGCGTGGTTGGCTTGACGCTGTGGGTACTGGTGGCATTGCCCTTACTGGGGGCTTGCCTGTTTTCCAGGCCTTTTACAGCAATTATGTCCGGTCTGGTAAGAAGCGTCCCATTCCAAAGGAGTTGCTGCCTTGGAGCTTTCGGAACATGGCAATGGGTATGAAGAGAGAATTGGGGTTTGTTCGCCCCGAGGCCCGTGCATCATTTTGGGCTGCGTATGACATTACTCCAGATGAACAGATAGAATTGGAGAAATATTATGACGCACTCTCTATCGGTTGTGTTCCAGGCCCTTATAGGGCCAGGGGGGTAATGTGACCCCCAAACCCCAGGCGGAGGCGGTGTTGACGACACCGGGGTTGCCAGTTATGGGGTTGTACCTTAACCAACCAAATCCAATTTGATGGGCTAATATAAATGCCAAGTGACTGCACGGTTGGGGGCCCACCTGGTACAATGAACAGTCCTGTTGTGTTGCAGGATCCCATATAAACACGTAAGCGGCTGAACAATGGTGTCTAAGAAAGTGACAATCGGAAAGATGAATCAGATGATTAATTCACGCCTCGCACCTAAGGGTCGGGTCAAGAAGAGACAGCCACGTCGTCGGCGTGTGGCTGGTCCAAGTGAAAACTCCATGCGAGTTAGTGTTCCTGCTGCTGAGGGAGCGATCGTCCGGTTGAACGCTCGCAACCCCAGGATGAACACACTGGGCCAGTCCACGTTTGTGACACACACTGAGTCCTTCTTCTCTCCGGCAACACTTGCTGCTGGCGCCACTAGTGTGAATAATAGTACTATGATGCCTACCAACTATCCTTGGTTGAGTGGCATCGCCCCTAGTTTTTCAAAGTGGCGCTGGATCAGCCTGAGGTTTATTTATATACCGACATGTCCCACCAGTACGGCTGGTAAGTTGGTCCTTGGTACTAGTTTTGATTTTGGTGATACTAGTGCCACTACAGCTACCCAGGTGCAGCAAACTTACCACTCCACCACTTCGCCTGTTTGGGCCGGGTTTGAAGGCTCTTCCCTTTTGGGACAGCACAATATCAGGCCCACGACTGGCGCAGTGTATTTAGATGTGGATGTCAATAGATTCGACGAGAAATTTTATAAGATTATGACCTTTACTCCTTGGAATCTTCTTCCTGGTGCGGAAAAGGCTATTTATTCTCCTGGGCAGCTTATTATTTTAACCACTGGTGGTAATGCGTTTACTATCGGTGATTTATTTGTCCAGTATTGTGTCGAACTTATTGAGCCTTTTGCTGAAGCGCT